CATTTTTAAAATACGATTACCGCGCGCAACGGCGACCCAGCGCCCGAAAGGGCTTTGGCATTACGGCGGTAATCGGTATTTAATTTTTTCATAACTAGGTCGCGTTGCAATAATACTAAATTTCGGTATACTCCGTTTTTTTGGCGAGTATTTTATAACCGTTACTTTTCAACAAGTCGATCGCGTTTTTAATTTTGACCTGAATTGTTTCAACCTCTTCGCCGCTTGTTTGAGGTTCGATAATTGCCTTGGGTTGTTTTGGAGTATTTCGGGGCGCCTGGGCGGGAATCCCTTTTTTATGCAAGATTAAACGTTGCAAGTTGAGCGCGATTGTACGGGCGCTAGCTGGGCGGCCAATCGCGTACACTTTATCTTTAACGCGGCGCAAATAACCCGCTTTTTTCATCATTGAAATATAGCTTGTGTATGTACCGCGAACGAATCCGCGAGCCTCACAAGCCTCGTAAATTGTGCCCGTTTCAACCTCGTTTTTTTTAGATACTGAGTCTGCAATTAACTCAATTAATTCTTTGTTCATTTTGTTTGTTATTTGTTTTTGATTTGTGAAAGTTGTGAAAGTTGTGAAAGTTTTTAGCCCTATAAGGCCATCCAACTCTCGAGGATTTCGGTTTTTTTGATGTGGGCGCGTTCCATTGTTTCGCAAAGTTCAGCGGCCGCGGCTGGGTCGAATAACATAACCGCGTAGTGTAGTTGGCGGTGCTCAGGTTGGCGCGGATCGTAACTCGCGAACACCCAGGCGGGCAAATTAAACGTTAGCATATTGCCCAAACATTGGTAATAATAATCTGAATTTACCCGCTTTAAATCCTCGGCGGTTTGAATTTGGGAGTGGAGGTAATGATTAACGGAGTTCCACGGGCATTTTATTTCGCAACCTACGGGGCCGTATTCGGGATGAATCATAAAGGCGTCAGGACTGCAACCGAAATACTCGTTAAATAATCGAAACGAGGGTTTTAGTTCGGTCGATTCCTCGGGGCTATTGAGGGCGATTTGTAATTGACGGAGGGCGTGCTCTTCCCATTCGTTACCCCAATCGATAGCGCGAGAGGTTGCCTCGTTGGGGCTTACGCCCGTGACGGTTTCCATTGCTTTCTCGTAGATATATCGTTTCGAGGTTTCACTTAATTCGCCCGCTTCCTTCGCGGCCTTCGTTTTGGGCTCCGTCATTAGGGCCGATATACCCGAGCCCGTGAATCGGCCGAGGCGTAGTTTATCCCAGGCGGCCGACTTTTGCGCCACGCTCGCCATATACTCGTTTAAATAGGGGTTATTGCTCATTTTGCTTTTGGATTAATTCGGTTAATAAAGTTTTTTGGCTCGGGCTCATAACGCTCTCGAGGGATTGCACCGCCTCGAGGGCCTGAGGATCGCGGTTTAAAATACCGATTTCAAGTTTGTTAATTACCGCCTGAGGTAGTTCGCCAACTTGCAGTTTATAGGGTTGGTATTTATCGGCGTTTTTTCGGTTGAGATCGCGCCCGAAAATTTTACCTAGAGACTGCGCCGCGTTTTTCAGACATTCGCTTTTCAGTTTTGGAAATGCCATATCTAGCGCATTGGCTTTTTTGTTCGAAGGGTTAAGGGCCCATTGGTTTCGCTGGGTGCCCTCTACGCCCTCAGGAACGCGATCGACCATAATTATAATGGAGGCGGCGCCCGTTCGGCGAATCTCGAAGCCCGTCACGGGGTGAATACAAACGAGCTCGAGAGCCCCTTGCACCTCGTTAGTGATTGCCGACCATTTGAAATTCTCAGTTCGCCATTGGCCGAAAAAGAGTTCATCTAGCGTCATTTCGATATGTGAAATAACGACGGTTTGCGCTTTCTTATCGGGGGTCGTTTCGACGGCTAACTCGCTGGGGGCTGAGTTAAGTCGAGTTTGAAATTTTTGGAGCGAGTCCAACGTTTCGGGGTTCAAAGGGTAGATAACCATAATGTTATAACGATTATATTGAGGATTAATAAAATTCTAATTTCTTTTTTGAATTGTGGATCTATCATAGTAGGGCGTTTTGGATTCGTAATTGAGCGGCGTCATATACTTTATAAAATTCCTCGCGCGTGACCTGAGTCATTTTCGAGCCCATTGCCTCGCGGGGCACGTTGTTATATACCCAAATGTGAGCTTGCTGGGAGCGATGCCAATCGTTGCAACTTATTGCGAGATCGGGAGCCATTATAGCGTAATGGGTGTAACCGTCGGTGGTGTAGTGTGGGAGCTCGATTGTGATCGTGTCGACCGTTGTCTCGGCTTTAATATCAATTGTAATTGATGCCATTGTTTTGGGGTTGTTTTGGGGTTAAAAATTTGAGGTTAATTCTAATTCGTGCGAGTGACCGTAGCCGCCAGCGGTAAACGTTCCGTTTTCGTTTTCGGTGTAATCGTAGCCGAGGGCATCGCATCGCTCAATAAATGAGTTAAGGGCGGCGCGAAGGTTTGAAAACTCGAAGGTTTGAGAGCCTGAGTAAGTTGAGATTGTGATTGTGTACATATAACTGATTTTTAAAATGTTTCGATTTGTTTGTGCGCGTTGGTGAGCCTCGCCCCTCGGGGTTTGTTTTTGTAATTGTTAATGCTATTTTATGGTAATACAACGATTGTGTGCGCTGAAATTGTTTTGGCGTATTTGGTTGCCCAAGTAATCGCCTCCTTATAGTAACACGACTTTGAATAAAATTCTTCAACTGAACCTTGCGCGCTGATGAAGCGGAAACACCACAAGCCGTGACCGCAAGGTGTAGACAGTTGAGAACCGTAGTAGATTGATGTGTTGATAGATGGTTTCATAATGCTTTGTTTTAAATTGTTTGTTTGTCGTAATTGTTTGGCAAATATATGTTGCACTTTTGATACATTCCAAATAAATCTAACTTTTTTTTGTTTGAAAATGTGAATAACCTAAGCGAGCCCAATAGGGGCGCGGGTTTCGTTGTGAATAAAGTTTTAGGTTTAGGCGTATGAATAACGCCCATAGTTCGGGAATAACTCGAAATACATACGCATCGCGACCGCGTCGGCGTAATCGGGGCTCATTCCGTGGGTGCGGGCAATCTCTTCCTTTCCCGTTACCGCTAGTTTGCCGTCCCCGTCGGGATTTTTGCGCCGCATCAAATCGAGCTCCTTCATAATAACGTCACGGTGAGCCGTGGGCAAAACGATTCGGTTGAGCTCAATCATTTCGGCCAACTTAAAAAAACATTCCGCTTTGAGATTTACGAAGCGTTCGGGCTTAGTGGCTCGGGATCCATTACGAAACTCGCGGCATTTCAAGACGTCAACGAGGCCCGCGCCCAGGCCGTCGGCGTCGGCAATTACGTTGCTCAATTTTACTTTATGGTAATCAGCCATTTCACGAATAACGGAGGCCGTTTCGTCGATTTTCTTTTTACGGAGTTCGGTTATCTGAATAAGCGAGAGCCCCCGCCATAACGCTATAACGGTTCTATCTTTGCCAAGGCGGGCAATATCGGCGGTTATATATAGCTCGCCCGTTTGCTCCGCTGAGCGAAAGCAGCGGAGTAGGTCGTCCGTAGTAAATAACGAATCGAGGGTTTCGTCGTAATCCCAATCGCCCTCGAGTAGCCTTTTACGATCGACCTCAGGCAACCGCGACAACGTTTCGGCGTATGTGGCGGGGAGGTGTGGATTATCGGCCACGCGCGACTGAATAAATACTAAATGAGGCGGCAAGTTATCGGAACGAAACGGGGCGAAAAACTCGTTATATAACCAACCTTTCGAGGGGTTACAAGTGAGCAAGGTTTTCGGGCTTAATTTGAATTGAGTGAGCTTGTAACGTATACGGCTCCGCACAATATCAATAGCCTTTTTTGAAACCTGAGAGCATTCGTCTATAAAGCTATCAGTAATTTCGAGAGACCCGAGCGAATCGAAGGAAGGATCTGAGGGGTAACTGAATAGGTCTTTGAGAATTATCTCGGATCCATTCGAGAAGGTTATAACGTTGCTTTGCGCGTTAAATTGATAATGCTTATTCGCGAGCAACCCGAAGAGCCCAGCGACCTCGAAAAACGTTTTTAGCGTGGTTTTTTTTAAGGTGTCGAGTTTACTTCGCCCGATCAGGCCTCGGGTACCTGGGTATTTGAGCCGCCTCATAATTTGCCACGCGCACCCCGTGAACGATTTCGCCCCGCCCGCGGCACCTCCAAAAAGAACGACCTCGGCGGGTGAGTCTAGGCCGAGCGCATCGAGGGCGGCTAATTGTTTCGGAAGGAATTCGATAGGCATCGTTTCGGGCTTATGCTATTTTTTCGATTTTGGCGAAATGGTCACGGGTGCCCGTTAGATTTTTCTCGGCTAGAAATTTAATGAGCATATTGATTTTTTTACGCGCGGGTAGATCGGTCGAATAACGGCTCTCGATTGATTTTTTCGCGTGGATAACGGAGGCGTGATCGAAATTAGCGGCGAAGAGCTCGCCCACGCTTTTATAAGTAGAATTTTCGATTTCACAATATATCGCAACCATAGCAATTTGACGGGCGAACACGGTTGAAAAGGTTCGCGTTTTAGTCTCGCGTATATTTTCGACCCCCGTTATTTCGGTAACGAGGCGAAAAACTAGCTCAGTAACGGCGAAGGGGCTCATAGGTGCCGCCGCTAGGCTTGAGAGGTAATCTTCAACGGCCTCGCTCATTTCAACGTCAAAATGGGGCGATAATAGGCTAAGAATTTCGCGATGGTATCTAAGGGGTATTAACCCAGTGACGTGATTAAGTTGGATTTTAGCGCTCATAGTAGCTCACTTATTTTTTTTTTCGTTATTCGGCTCAGGCGCTCAAGGTT